CCTTCTGCTCCGGCGTCATCCACCATTCGTAGTCGATGTCCAAGATGCTGTTCACGCTCACTCCTTGCCGGTGCCAACGACACGCGCCGGAAGATCACGCAGGCGGAGCAGGTCGACGACTTGCATACCGTCGCCGGCCGTGATCTCGTCGCTTGCGATAGCGAGCTTCACTGCACGATCAGGCGTCACAGGGCGGGCGTAATTCTTGATGTGATACCAAGAGCACAGGCTCATGCCGAGCTTCTCGCGCACCTGGTCGACGATCTTGCGGCCGTGCTTTTGATGGAACTCGTTTGCATCCATTTGTCGGCTCCTTTCGCCTGTTTGTCTAAGGCTTCCATTGTATTATAAAGCGCGCGAAGTATCCAGTATTTGTAGGCGTAAAGCGCTGTAAGTTAGTGAAAACTCTAGTTTTTTGCTTAATTCACGCTTGCATTCGGACGCCTGATGTCGCAATATTCTGTTACACGAAAAGAGCAGGACGGCGAGGGGAACACGACCGTACCGGTGAAAAGCGCATGAGGTGTGCACGACGGGGCCAACCCGCGACTAAAACACAGGAACCGAAGATGACCGTAGAAACAATCGAGCGAATCCGTCAAAGAAACTTCCTTTGGCTGTTTGACCAATTCAAGGAAGACTTTCGAAAGGATTGGCCGAACGAGCCAGATCGGGGAATGCTCAGACGATTTGCCGACCGTCTCGGCATGGATCAGATCTATGTGTCGCAGATCAAGAACGGCGGGAAGAAGGAAGAGGGCGGCAACGGCCGCATCATCGGCCCGCAGCTCGCACGCCGGATAGAGAGCGCTCTGAACCTCCCGGAAGGCTGGCTCGATACGAACCATCAGGCGCCGGCAGAAGTCCAGGACGAGGGCCTGGCAGACGTTCTAAACACTGTCCGCGGCCTCTACGAGCATTCACCCGAAGCAACGCGCGCCGCATTGATAAAGGTGATGGGCGCTATCGTCACAGGAAAGCCGATAGAGACGATCGTAGAGAAAGAGCACGCAAAATAAGCTGCTCGCAAACGGTTGACAGCGGGGCAGACAAAAGTATTACAGCGCTAACAATTTTCGTCCTACCAAAGTAATTTTGACTTCTAATACAGCGAAAATGCAACAAAGCGATACAAAAATTTGTTGCTTACCCATATGATAAGCCTTAATGTTCAGGGGTCGCTTAGTTGAAAGCGCCCCACAAACGACTAGAAAGGCGAGTAAATATGACCGGTGCTCAAGCTGTCGCTGCAAATAGTGCCAATGTTCTGCCGGTGTTCGATGGCGAGTTATCGTCTGACGCCTGGAGTGACAGCGAATTCATCAATGCGGCCTGCGCCGCCATCCCCGTTCACCTGCGTCAGGAGGCGATTGCCGCACTTCTGTCGGTCGTTGGGCGAACGCACTAATACGCGCAAAGTTTTGGTTGACACGACTTGGACTGTTTTGATATGATTGTGTCACCGTGGGATTCATGCGTTCCCGGTTCCTTCTGCTGCAAAGCAGTTTCCGCTCCCCTGATGGGTTGAGCGGCTTTTTATTCGAGGCCGTCGCTAGAGCAATCAGCGGCGGCTTTTTCGTTTTCGCCTAGCGGCTCCCCACCGCTTGACCAGCCGGGAAAGTAGCGGCACAAACAAAAAAGCCCGCATCGCGCGGGCCTTAGTCACTCATCATCCGGATCTTCCTCCGGTTCTTCGTCATCCTCGCCATCTGTCTCGTTGTAGTAGGCGTCAGCCTCCTGATCGAGCCAGAAATCGTGGCTGCACTTAAACCGCGCGTTCACTTCGCGCCTCCAGTGCGTTAGAGAGGATCTTCAGCATGGCGCGCGCTTCTCCGATTGCGCATGCGCTCTCGATGGTGATGTGACCTGACTGCGCCAGCTCGCGCAGCTTGTCGATCGTCTCGGCTGCTTGCTTCAGGACGTAATTTTCATAGTTGTTCATGGTCTGCCTCGCGTGCATTTTTAGATTTTGAGAACGTCGGTCACTTCGATTGCGTCGAGTAGTGACTTGATTGCATCGGACAGCGCTTGATGCCTGTCGGACCCGATTTCGGACCGCTCTCTGATGCTGTGAACCTCGCGCATCAGTGCTTCGATTCGTTTGGAGATGGTCATACTTTCTTCCAGCCAGTCGTTTCGTTGAGTTGCCGGGCGACGATCGAGCGCAGGAACGATTCGCTGAAGCCGCAATCCTTGACGTCGATCGTCTTGCGGCGGTCGCCGACGACAACGCCGAGCTTGCCGCTGCGCATCTGGCTAACGTCGAAGCGATCAACCATCGTTGCGACGACTGCTTTGATTTCCGCTGCGTTCATTTTCTCTCTCCGGTTGGTGCGCGTCGTTCAGCGCATGTGTTAATAATACTTCCGGTGTATTAGAAGTGCAAGACTTTTTGATCGAAAGCCTGCTTCGTGGATGCTTTGCGCGTTCGCGCGCCCACATTTAATACATTCGCAGACTTATAGGAGCCGCCATGTCTCTCGTCTCGCTTGTCGTTGTCGCGCTTGTGTTGCTGCTATCTACGCTTGGCGTGCTGGCTGTTGCGATGCTCGCAATGGACTTCGCGGAGGACGCTGAAGAAATGGCGCTATGCCTGGATCAAGAGGGCGCGCACGGGGCGCTACTGGGCAGCGTCGAGAGCGAGAAGCATCGACTGATTGCTGACGCGATGAAGGCTGATCGCGAGGCGGCACTAAAGCGTATAGGGGGCGATGCTTGATCGATGCAACTCTTAAGACATGGGCGACGTCGCGGCAACTCGAATTCATCAACGCGATCGAGCAGTTTGGTTCTGAGCGAAAAGCGGCGTCCGCACTTGGCCTGAGTCACGGCACGATCAGTAATGCGCTGGCATCGCTCAAGAAGCGCGCGGCGCGCTCGGGCTATAGCCCCGAACACGATATGACTCGCACTGTTCCTGATGGCTACATGGTCAAGGGCGTGTCGACGTATTACGACGAGGACGGTAAGCCGCGCGGCCAGTGGGTGAAATCATCCGTCGACGCTGACCGCCAAGAAGCGATCATGCGCGAGGCTTTCGCTGCGATGGCGAAAGAACTGCCGCGCGTCAAGCCGATGGCAAAGCCGACGAAGACGAAAGACGATCTGTGTAACGTCTACACGCTGACGGATTGTCACCTTGGCGCGCTCGCATGGCACAAGGAGGGCGGGGCCGATTGGGACGTGAAAATCGCTGAGCGTGTGCTGGTTGCCGCGTTCGAGCAGATGGTGAACTCGGCGCCGGCCGCGAATACGGGATTGATCGCGCAGCTAGGCGACTTCCTGCATAGCGACGGCATGCTTCCGGTCACGCCGACGAACGGACACATTCTTGACCAGGACGGCCGATTCTCGAAGATCGTTGCCGCGGCGCTTCGTGTGTTGCGCCGCATCGTCGACTTCGCGTTGCAGAAGCATGAGCGCGTTGTCGTACTGATGGCGGAAGGCAATCACGATCTCGCGTCAAGCATATGGCTCAGGGCGCTTTTCAAGGCGCTGTATGAGAACGAACCGCGCGTGACGGTCATCGAGTCGGAATTACCGTACTACGTCCACCAGCACGGCGAAACGCTGATCGCGTTCCATCACGGCCATATGAAGCGCAATGATGCGTTGCCGATCTTCTTTGCCGCTCAGTTTCCGAAGGTATGGGGCGCGACGACGAAGCGATACGCGCACACGGGCCATCGGCACCACGTCGAGGAAAAAGAGCATAGCGGCATGACGGTAATTCAGCATCCGACGATCGCGGCTCGCGACGCCTACGCCGCGCGCGGTGGCTGGCTGTCTGAGCGCGCCGCGGTGGCGATCACGTATCACTCGCGATTCGGGCAGGTGGCGAGAACTATTGTCACGCCGGATATGTTCGAGGGCGCGACATGAGCCGAATCGACCCACACGTCGACATCGACACGCTATGCGACGCGCTGGCTGTCGCAATGAGCCACATGTACGCAACAGGCGCGATCGACATGAGCGAGGACGCAGCGAGGCAGATAGCAGCCCGCACAGACTGTTACGAAGACGACCAACTGATCGACCTGTTCGAATCCGCCGCCAAGATCATGGCGCGCGGCAGGGCAGCGCATTGAATCATCGGGTAGGCGGTGTGAGCCCTTACATCTACCGCAGCCGCACAGGAAGCGTAAGCGATCACTCCGCCCGCAAGGGAACTCTGGTCGCGCCGGGTGCGGCAACCCCCCTCAATCACACGGAGCACTCATGGGCTGGATCCTCTTGATATTCATGCACGCCGGGATGATGTCGCATAACGACGACGTATCGATCACGACCGCGCGCTTCTACAGCCAGAACGCATGCCAAGCGGCGGGGAAAGAGATCGCCAGTCTGGCGGGCCCGACTGTTCAGGCGGCGAAGTTCGTCTGCATCCACGACGAAGGCAAGTAACCGTTTCGCGCGCTCCTGGTCAGGGCAGGAACCCGGCAACACATACGGGCCGGTGAGCGCGCACCTAACACGACATTATGGCTAGACCAAGCAAATTTACGCAAAAGCTCGCCGACATTATCTGCGAGCGAATCGCGGACGGTGAGAGTCTGCGTCTCATTTGCCAGTCTGACGATATGCCGGCTCGATCGAGCGTGTTTAAGTGGCTCGCGGAGACGAAGACGTTTTCGGACCAATACGCGCGCGCGAGGGAAGCGCAAGCCGATCTTCTCGCCGATGAGATCCTGACTATCGCCGATGACTCGACGAACGACACGCTCGTTAAAGAGCGCAAAGACGGCGACGACTACGAGGTAGCGAACGCCGAATGGATAGCGCGGTCGCGGCTGCGTGTCGATGCGCGCAAGTGGCTCGCGTCGAAGATGGCGCCGAAGAAGTACGGCGACAAGGTAACGCAGGAGCTGACCGGCGCTGACGGTGGCCCGGTTGCCTTCACCAAGATAGAGCGAACCATTGTCCGTCCTCCAGATTCCGACACCTGAAGTCTTCCTGCCGCTGCTGGCTGACACTGCGCCAGATGGCCGTCCCGCACGATACAAGGCGGCGCACGGTGGGCGTGGTTCCGGCAAGTCACATTTCTTTGGCGATTTGTGGCTCGACGAGAACGTGACGGCGAAGTATGACTTCGTGTGCCTGCGCGAAACACTCAAATCGCTTGAGTTCTCGGTTAAGAAGCTGCTCGAAGGGAAGATTGCGCAGTTCAACGCTGGCGACTACTTCGATGTGCAGGATCGCCGCATCATGTCTAAGCATGGTGGCGTTACGATCTTCGAGGGCATGCAGAACCATACGGCTGAATCGATCAAGTCGCTCGAAGGCTTTGACCGCGCATGGTTCGAGGAAGCGCAGAACGCCAGCGAAAAGAGCCTGACGATGCTGCGCCCGACCATCCGCAAGCCTGGCTCACAGCTTTGGTTCGGATGGAATCCGGACAAACAGACTGATCCGGTCGACGTGCTGTTGCGCGGCGATGAGTTGCCGCCAGGCGCGATCGTCGTTGAAGCGAACTACATGGACAACCCGTGGCTCCCGCAAGAGCTGCGCGACGAAATGGAGTTCGACAAGAAGCGCGACCCGGATAAGTACGCGCATGTGTGGCTAGGTCAATACCAGCAGAACAGCGAAGCGCGCGTGTTCAAGAACTGGCGCGTCGAAGAGTTCGAGCGACCGGAAGGAACCATATTCCGCCTTGGTGCGGATTGGGGCTTCTCCGTCGACCCTACGGTGCTGATCCGCTGTGACATTCAAGGGCATCTGCTCTACGTCGATTACGAGGCGTATCAAGTCGGCTGCGAGATCGTGAACTTGCCGGAACTGTTCATGAGCGTGCCTGACGCGGAGAAGTGGCCTATCACGGCTGACTCTGCGCGACCGGAAACGATCAGCCACATGCAGAAGAACGGATTTCCGAAGATTCGGCCGGCAATCAAGGGCGCGAAGTCGTTGGAAGAGGGCGTTGAGTTCCTCAAGTCGTTCGACATCATCGTTCATCCGCGCTGCAAGCATCTGATCGACGAGCTTTCGCTCTACAAGTACAAGGAAGACCCGTTGACGGGCGCCATCCTGCCGATTCTCGAAGACAAGGATAACCACGTCATCGACGCGCTGCGATACGCCTGTGAGGGCGCACGACGCGCCGGCAAGGCTCCTAAACCCTCTAAACCTGTTGTCCGTCGCTCTGTTGTTGGTGCTGGCGGCTGGATGGGATGAAATGGACGCAAATACTCTAGAACTGCCGATTGGCGCTCTGCATGCGCAGTATGTGGATGGAATGCGCGAAATCGCCGTCTATAACATCGCATGGGATGGTTTCATGGGGCGTTGGGACACACTCATTAATAGTCGCCAGTCATACGTGATAGGGCATTCCTTGCTAGAAGAGAAGCTTGATGCATTTTTGGGTCGCTTCCGCCCAATTGCATTGGCAGCATTTAAGGCTCAGGAACAAGCGTAATGGCACGCAAAAAACAGGAAGACCCAAAGGCAAAGATCGTTGCCGAAGCGAAAGAGCGTTTCGCGCGCTGCGAGGAAGCCGAGAGCGAGTTTCGCAAGCGCTTCGTTGAAGACCTGAAGTTCGCCAATGGCGACGCCGACAACGGCTGGCAATGGCCCGACCAGATCCGCAACGCACGCGAAGGCGATCAGCGGCCGTGTCTGACGATCAACAAGACGCGGCAGCACAATCTGCAGATCATCAACGATGCGAAGCAGAACAAGCCGTCGGTCAAGACGCTCCCGGTCGACGGCGACGCGGACATTGAAATCGCGAAGATTCTTGACGGCATTATTCGTCACATCGAATACAACAGCCACGCCGAGATTGTCTATGACACGGCGACTGAGTTCGTGGTACAGGGTGGCATTGGTTACTGGCGCGTGGTCACAGAGTACGCTCACGACGGCTCATTTGACCAAGAGATATTCCTTCGGCGCGTCAAGAACCCGCTAACGGTCTATCTTGACCCGGATATCGAATCCGCAGACGGCTCAGACGCGAAGTATGGCTTCGTGTTCGAGCAGATGACGAAAGCCGAGTTCGAGGCGACCTATCCGGGCGAGAAGGCTGCCGACGTGCAATTCGGCGATGACTCATCGAAGGGTGATTGGATCGGCAAGGACAAGATCCGCGTCTGCGAGTATTTCCGCAAGACGAGCAAGAGCGACACGCTTGTTGCTCATCCTGAGCTTGGCGCGGTCATGCTGTCCGATCTGCCGCCTGATGAGCAGAAGAGGGTTGAGGGTGACGCGTCAATCCAGCGTCGCACGGTCAGCACGCCGCAGATCACCTGGTATCTGCTCGCCGGCGACACGATCATCGACGAAAAGCCGTGGCCCGGTCGGTATATCCCGATTGTGCGCGTGATCGGCGAAGAGATCGTCATCGATGGCAAGGTCGAGCGCAAGGGCCACACGCGCAGCATGAAAGATGCGCAGCGCATGTACAACTACATGTCGTCGGCAAACGTCGAGTACATCGCGCTGCAGACGAAGACGCCTTACATCGGGCCGAAAGAGGCGTTCGAAGGATATGAGAACGAGTGGGCGCAGGCGAACAAAGACAACCTGCCGTATCTGCCCTACAACGCTCTGCGCGAGGATGGATCAGAGATCCCCCGCCCGGAACGTTCGCAGCCCCCTGTAGGCGCTTCTGCGTACTTGCAAGGCATGCAGACGGCGCAGCAAGAGCTAATGATGTCGTCCGGTCAATACCAAGAGCAGTTCGGGCAGCAATCGAATGCTCAGGCCGGCGTCGCGATTCAGGCTCGGCAGCGTCAGGGCGATCGCGCGACGTATCACTTCATCGACAACGTTGCTCGCTCGATTCGATACACCGGCCGCGTGCTGATTGACCTGATCCCGAAGATTTACGACACGGCGCGCGTCGTTCGGATCTTGGGCGAGGACGGCACAGAGACTTTTGCTCAGTTCGATCCGAATCAGCCGCATCCGGTTTCAACGCCTGATGGACAGCCCGCACCGCCGCAGGACCAGCGCGACCATCTGAAAGACGTGCAACTGATCTACAACCCTGGCATCGGCCGCTATGACGTGACCGTTGAGGTTGGCCCGAACTACGAGACGCGCAGACAGGAAGCATTCAACGCGCTCACGCAGATCATGAGCCAGGATCAAGAGCTGATGAAGGTTGCCGGCGACCTGCTGTTCAAGGCCGCTGACTTCCCGATGGCTGACGAGGTTGCCGAGCGTCTGCACCGCACGATCCCGCCCGCGATCTTGGGCGAAGGCCCGACGCCTGAAATGCAGGACGCCACGCAGAAGATGCAGCACATGGGCCAGATGATCGAGCACTTGACGCAGCAGCTTCAACAGGCGCAGCAGGGCAAGGAGCAGCAGGATACGAACATCAAGGCCTATGACGCCGAGACGAAGCGCCTGCAAGCACTCGGTCAGCCGCTTGATCCTGAACTCGTCGCGCACGTCGCTACGCAAGTCGTCATGCAGATGATGCAGACCGGCGCGCCAGAGGGCAGTCCACCGCAAACGCAAGACCCCACACAACAGCAACCGCCTTCGGGCGGTTTTTTGTTGCCCGCTCAACAGCAATAAACCGTACCGGTGCGGCATCACCGGGCTAAATCCTCTTGGACTCGTCCATGCAAATCGAAGAAAACGCATTGCCGCAAGAAAACGTCACGCCTACGGAGTTGGAACAGGCGCAACAGCCCGCTGAAGTCGTCTCTGAACCGGGCGCAGAGCAAACCGCTGAGGTAGTCGAGCAGTCGCAAGAGCAGCAAAAGCCCAAAAACGATTGGGTTCAACGACGCATCGACCAACTGACGCGCGAGAAACACGAAGAGAAACGCCAGCGAGAAGCACTCGAAGCGCGATTGCGCGAGCTTCAGCCGCAGCAGGAGACGACTGGGCAGCCGATGACGGCCGAACAGATCCGATCCGAAGCCAAGCGACTGATCGAGCAAGAGCGGTTCGACGAGGCTTGCAACAAGGTATTCGACGCGGGCAAAGGTGACTTTGGAGCGGAGTGGGATTCGTCCCTGCGCACGTTCCAAATGCTCGGCGGCGCATCGCCCGACTTTCTGCAAGCCGTCACGTCGATGGATCACGGTCACAAGGTGCTTCATGCACTCGGCCAAGACCCTGAGACGGCTGAACGCGTGCTTTCCCTTCCCCCGTTGCGAATGGCTCTCGAACTGGCTCGCCTAGAAGCGAAGGTCAGCGCGAGCGCACCTACCCCGAAACCTGTTTCCAAAGCGCCCGCACCGATTACTCCGGTCGGCGGGAAGTCTGCGCCTGTCGAGCCGGCTGAGTTCGCCTCGACCGCGGAATACATCGCTTGGAAGAAACGAAACAAAGGCTGATTACTTAGATGGCAAATACGCTTCTTACCCCGACCAAGATCCTCGACGAATCGCTGATGATCTTGGAGAACAATCTCACGTTCTCGTCGCGCGCAAACCGCGAATACAGCAAGGAATTCGCCGTGAGCGGCGCGAAGATCGGTTCGACCGTCAACGCGCGTAAGCCGAACCGCTTCGTCGGTACGACCGGCCCGAACCTGAACATCGAAAACGTGAACGAATCGTCGCTGCCGATCAGCCTGACGACTCAGTTCCACGTCGATTTCACGTTCAGCTCGCAAGAACTCACGCTGGTTGTCGACGAGTTCGCTGATCGCTACATCAAGCCGGCAATGGCGACCATCGCCAACAAGATCGATTTCGACGGTCTTGGCCTCGCCGCAAACGTCGCGAACAACGTCGGCACGGTCGGCACCACGCCGAACG